AAAACTGATGTGCTTCTTCCATAAATTGAAACCTCTTGTGTTGTATTTGACAAAGTAATTGGTGCAGGTTGTATTGCATCATCTTCATCAAAATCAAATTTTAAATTTACTGTAGTATTAATACTACCTGCAGGATCTGTATACAAATGCAACTTGTAAATAGTTTTTCTAAGTTGTGGATCATTTAATGTAACAAATGGTGTAAAAAATGTAGCTTCTATATTATTACCATCTAAACTATTACCATCTTCCATTTTATAAACATACCCACCTGAGTTAGCAAATAAAATAGTTTCTGTTGAATTAAACATATCACTATCTGCAACAAATGCTTTAAATCCTCTTAACTCAGCCCAACCAAAAAAACTACCCTCTGTTCCTGCTAATTGTGTTCCTAATATTCCTGTAGCATTACTTTCAGAAACATTAGTATTAAAACCTAACAATCGGTATTGTGATTTACCTTTGATTGTTACACTATCAAAACTTGTATTAGCTGTAATTAAATCTGTAATTTCTTTTTGTACATTTTTAGATATTACTGCTAAATCAAAGTCTCCAATTTTATCTGTAGAACTTAATGATCTAAGTCCATCTGGCCCTAAGAATACTACATCACCTGCAACTTCTTTAATAGTATCTGAATCTACACAACCAATATTAGTTGTTATAGGTTGTAATACAAAATCTGCAAGTGTATTACCAACTAATCTTTCTATTTTATTTTCACTAAATATAATTAATTGCTCTCTAAAAGCTACTAGTCCAGTTATATCTGTACCTACACTTATATTTCCTGCACCATTAGCAGGATTAAAATCGTTATCTGTATAAGGTGATGTAAAACTTAATACATCTCCCTTTGCAAAAAATAAATGATTCTTAAAAAATGCTATATGTGATGCACCCTCTATATCATCAGGAGCACTTACTAGTGGCACATAGTTTGTATTATCATATGTAAATGGATAATTAGAACCATCTACTCCTGCTATTTTTTCTGTTAATCCTATTCTATATTTTACAAATCTTTGTTTACTTGTACTACTTTTATTGCTAGTTAAAAAAGTAATTACTGCTCCATCTGCAGGGCTACTAGCTAAGTTTGGAGATATACTCATAGTAGTTCCACCACTTGTAACTGTAGGTGTTCCTGATACTGTATACACTAAAGTTACACCTGCAATTGTAAAAGTATCTCCTGCTTGTGGAATAGATGTTAATCCATCTATAGCTAAACTACCACCTGTTTGACTTGCTCCATTTACTAAAGGTGTACCATGTTGTGTAACATTTATTCTAGTCCAATTACTACCAGTAGATTTATATAAATGATTACCTCTACTTGCAATAGAAGAACCTCTCCATGCAGCTAACCCTGTAATACTACCTCTGTTAGTTGTAAAAGTTACATCTGCTTGATCTGCAGGTGAACTTGCTAAACTAGTTGATAATGTAAGTGTTGCTCTTTTAGTTGCAGTAGCCCAACTTACACCACTAACTGTATATGTTCCTGTAACCCCTGCTATAGTAAATGTATCTCCATTTTCAGGAGTTATATACAATCCTGCTACAACTAATGTTGTACCTGTTTGACTTGCTCCATGAACTTTAGGAGCACCAAATGCAGGAACTGTATTAGTATCAAACTTACTATAACCTAATACTTTTCTATAACCACCCTCTACTGAAGGTTCAAAGTTTCTTAATAATCTAGCACTACCAGGTTTTTGTGAACCTTGTTGTAATGGTGATAGACTACTCACTAAACCTTCTTTAAACTCGAAAGCATATGTTTCTAATCTGTCTGCCATTTATGAAGCCAATCTATAAACGTATGTACTTCTCTGTGATCTTGTTAGCATAGTGGATCTAACATATGTGTTTTCATTTATAAGAACAATTCTCATGTTCTTTAATCCTGCTTGAAACTTTTCTTTTGCAACTAATGCATCTTGTGTATTACCTCTAAACATATAAGCATAATACATAGAACCATCTACTATTACATTTCTATATATTTCTGGTATCTTTGGCACATCAGTGCTATCTGTCATTTCAACACTTGTTAAATAATATTCATATACAACTGTATATGCTTTATCTGGTGCAGGTGATAATACATATTCTAGACCAGGAGCTTTAGATACAAATACAGGAACATTATATAAACTAGTATCTGATGTATATTCTTGTTCTACAAATCTTTCTAAATACTCTTCATATCTTAATACTTTTAATTTTTGAGTTCTGTTATTTAGTGTATCACTTTCTTTAATTCTAAAAGTTTCAAAGTCTACTACAGTAGAATTTGCAGGGAAACTATATCTACTTACTCCTGTAGATAAAGTATCTTCTTGCTCTACAAAATTATAAGGCCAGTGTGGATACTCTTGATCTATTTCTTGTATTGCTGCATTCACACTATCTTTAACTTGTGAGTGAAAACCAGAAGCTGTAGAAAAATTACTAGTGGTAAGCTCTACCTCATTAAGTCTTCGATTAACTTCATTTACAAGTCCTAAATAATTATATGACATTAAAATTCCTTAATAGGTAAAGTAACAGATCGTTCTGCTATTGTCCCACTTGTATCAACTATCTGACAATGTAACTTATACTTTGTATTATTTGTACCTAATCCTAAATTAACAGTAGCAACTGTATCAGTTTTAGATACTCCTACTAACTGTAGATTATTTATAATACTACCTGTATTAAGTTGAGTCTTTACACCAGATTCATTATCAACAAACCATGTAACTGTATCTATAGTTGCTTGACTATTTAAATATCTAGACCAATCCATACTAAAATCTACTGTTTCATCTGGATCTTTACTGGGCCATTTAAGAGACATATTATGCTACCTTTACTGTTCTGTCTGCATTGTTACTTCGTCTATGTACATAAACTGTTCTACGTCTTTCATAATTATCTTTAACAGTGCTAAAGTCAAATACCGCAGGTGAAATTATTGGTACTCCAACTCTTGCTATTGTCCTTACACCATTAACATTTACTGTTACACTTGTACCTGTATCTACTGCCTCTATAGATACGTTACCAACTGCACCAGTACCAGATACTCCTGTTAAAGTAATTGCTACACTTTGTGAGTTATATCTATCTGTACCAAATACAGCAGTTCCATATCTAGCAAAAGTAATATGACTAGACATATTTTACTCTACTCTTAATATTGCTGATGTTCCATCTGCTGTAGGAAAACTAACTACAAAATTACCTGCAACAGCAGTTTGATCTGAACTAAAATCTAAAACACATACTGCATTAGTAGTGCTAGAAGTACCATCAGTAGTTGTATTATATATTAATCCACCTCTAGCTGTAATAGATACTGCAGTAAATGTAGCAGTTCCAAAGTTAGTAATACCAACTGTGCCACTTGCTGTAGGATCTACTTTAGTAAGTTCTATACCGCCAGAGCTATATCCTGCACCTACTACTTCTCCAGAAGTTGTAAAGTTTGTAGTACCTGCACTTAATGTAGCTGCAGCCGAATATAAAGCAATCTTAAAAGTGTGACCTGCAGAATTAAAGTCATGTTTACCTTCAAGTAATTCTTTCTTGAAAGAAGTACACATAGCTTGTGATATTGCCATCTTTAATCCTTTATAAAAAAAATGGGTAGCCCTATCCCTTAGAGCCACCCATACAGTTTACTTAATTTATAATTAAGCTAATTGGTCACGATCTACTTCATCTGGCCCTAGATCGTTTGACACATCTTGCATGACGGCAAACACTCTCCATACTCCTGAAGTAGGATCTGCACTACCTACAGTAGGGCCAATCACTACATCAATAGTATCATCTGCTGATACTATTAGTGGAGCATAAGCAGCAGGTATGGATGTCATATCTCCTGTTGAGGTTCCATCACAATCAAAGTTATCTGCAAATGCATCAGGATCAGCACCTGTGCCAATATCAATCTGGAAGTCACCGTCATTAGGTGTTACCACCTCAAGACCTGCAGCCCAGACCATTGTTTTTGCAGGGATATCTATTACTTGAAGAACGTCAGCCGATGCCAATGCAGAACCTTTTGTGGTTGTTGCAGTAGCAAGGTTGAGGTCAACTTCTACTTTATATGGCTCTTTGCGAATAGCACGACTTGGGTGCGTACCTGCATTGATACCATTTGATACGTCAACTGTAGCCATTTTCTATCCTCCTATTAAGCCACGTTATATTTAGCTGTGACAAGTGCCTCAGGTCTTAAAATCTTACGACCATAGAGGTGCATACCACGCACGATGTCAGCAAAGCTGTCTGGATCACGATAGCTTTCTGTTTTGCTTACTTGTTGAGCAGTAGCTACTGCAGATCCATGTCCTCCAACAATCACACCAAAGTCAGTGTTTTGGTTAGCCTTACCACCTGTAGCAGGGCCACCTCCTACTGTAGGTAAGTTGTTAGAACTATAAACTTTGAATCCATGCAGATTATTTATAACTAAGCCATTTTGTAAGCCAGAGCCACCATAATCTGAATTTACTAGTCTACTATCTTCATCTCTAAGTAGCTCTAGAAATACAGAATCAACAACTAACCAACGATCTGCTTTATCTACAAACTGTTGATCTAATAGTCTACCCATACGAGAAATAACTTGTAATGGAGATACAACATCATTAGGTAAAGATGTAGCTCCAGGTAAACGTGTTGCTAATGGAATAGAGTGATCTCCTGCTGAACCTGTAGTAATTTGAGAAAAACTACCTTTATTTAAAACCATGGAACTTAAAAGTTCATTAGAACCTGCAGATGCTACTGCATTAGTTCCAGGTGATGTAGTTCTCAAACTATCAGCATTACCATGCTTTGCTGATTGCTCAAAGCCACAAAGATATCCAAGAACGTCCTGATCATACTGATCTCTCAAACGATAAGCAGCACGATCTGAAGCCAAAGACATAAAGTTTACATGACTGTGTGCAGCCTCGATGTCATCAATCTTAAATGCATAATAGTTAGATTGATCAACAACGAGTGTAAAATCCTCATCGTCTAAGTCTTGAGCAGTGATTTGAGTTCCTCTAGCATAAGATTGAACAGAAACCTCTGGTTCTTTAATTATTTTTACTGAATCACCCATGTTTGCAATCTCACCAAAATAATCACTATTGGTGATATCTTCAACAACAGATGACTTACGGAAAGCAAGTTGTACCTGCTTTGAGTAAATAATAGGGCTAAAATTACCGTTAGGTAGATTTTGATACCCCGTTGCCTTAGGGAAAGCCATCTTAAATCTCCTTAAAAAAGTGTATAAGCAATTGAACGCATAACTTACACAATTCTTTTTGGGGCTGTCTTTTATTGGTGCATACTACTTAGCTAGGTAGTATGGGCAATTAAGTCTCAGGTAATCCTTAAATTGTTCGTTGCGTTGTCTTTATTTTAGCTACGTCCTTGGTGACACACAAAGTGGGCAAGGTATAGCTAGACCTATGTTGACTTACAGTTTTATAGATAAATCCTTGAATGTCAAGTATTATCTAGCAGAACCCGTCAAATCATAGATAAACTTCCCTGATCTCATAGCTGCTATGATTTCATCCTGTTTAGCTTCATATTCAGCAGGTTGCATTCTTTCTACCTCAGATTCTCTAAATGTACCTGTTTCTGCTCTAGCTTCAGGTGATTCCTTAGAAGAAACTTTTACAGATTTAGCAGCCTCTTTTTCTACATCTTTACTAGATCTTTTACTAGTAATACCCATATCTGCTTTATATAGATCAATAGCCCTAGCAGCAGACATAGCATCATGTTCATTTTCATACAGAGCTTTTTGCACCCATTGTGGTTGTACATCTACCCAATTATGAAACTCATCTTGATCTCGAATCTCAGCAAAGTCAGGATGTCTTTTTAGCAATTCGACTTCTGCTTTTTCTCGCAGTGCATCATCTTGCATATCATTAATCTTCTTAATCCTATCTTCTAACTCTTTTGCCTGTTCCTGTGATTTTTTAATAGCTATTGTTTCAACTATCTTAGCTACATCAGGATACTCTGTTGCCCATGCTTCTAGTTCTTCTTCACTCTTAGGCAACTTAATTTGTTTCTTTGTAGCTGTATCTAGTTGAGATTTAAGCTCATCAATCTGCTTTTGAAGATCTCCTTCTTTCTTTTGTGAGTGTCTTCTTAAATCACCATATCTCTTTTTAAAAGTTCTTTCTTCAGCACTTTCAGGTTCAGGTTCTTCTTGTTTTTCTACTACCTCTTCTTCAGCTTTTTGTGCTTTTTTTAACTCTTCTAATTCTTTTTCTTCTTGTTTTATCTTATCTTCTTTTGTATTTCTCTTTGCAAATCCTACTACTTTTTGTTTTTCTACTTCCATAGCTTGTGCTTCAGCCATTGTAATTCCTTTCACGTTGGGGCTAACCGTAGCCTGTAAGGGGGAGTTAGGTAGCCAATTTTTATTAATCACCTCTTTCATCTGAATAAATATCTTCTACTGAAGCTATTTTCAAATCATCCTCTTTAAAAAAACTTTTTCTTGTTTCTTCACTTGCTTTTTTAGCAATCTCTTTTGTTTTTTCAATTCCTTTTGTCAGTGTTGGTCGCATTGCTGTTTCTATCATTAATTGTTGTAACATTGCAGGAGATACTTGTCGTCCTGCCATTGAAGCATTAACATACATATTTGTCAATCTAAAACTTGTTTGTTGTATAGTAGAAAGCAACTCTGGATTATTTTCAAAACTTCCTTTAAGAGATGATCCTACTTTATTAGCAACTGATGCACTAACACCATTTGATACCATAGTTTCTATTACACCATCTGTAAAACTTTTATTATTTAAAATATTGTGAACTCCTTTAGTAATCCCCATTGTTCCAATATTTCTAACTGTATCTAAACTTAAATTTGTATTCTGGGTTAAAAACTGCATATTTTCTGGAGTAAATATTTTATCAACTGCTAGAGAAGTACC